TAAATGCTATTAAGAATTCAGTTGGTGGTGAACAAGAGTATGGCAACATCGTTGGATGGGCTAGTGAAAATCTAGGACAAGACTCTATAGATGCTTTTGATGGCATCGTTGAGAGTGGTAATCCAGCTGCAATACAACTAGCTATCAATGGACTTAAAGCTCAATACGAAGACTCTAATGGATACGAAGGAAGAATGTTAAGTGGTAAAGCACCTCAGAACTCTGGGGATGTATTCAGAAGTCAAGCTGAAGTTGTTGCTGCAATGAGTGATGCTCGTTATGAGAATGACCCAGCTTATAGACAAGATTTAATTGCAAAACTAGATAGATCAGACATTGATTTTTAATTATGAAACAATTTCGCAGTGGACCAGGAACCTACGGAACAAAAGTAGGTAGACCACCTAAGAAGAAAAGTACAAAGAAAAAGTAGATAGTCATGGCGACCTGAACCTTCATCATCGCCTATCACCTACTTTAAATTCAATGACTACAACTACCGAATACGGTAAACAAAATATCTTTGGCAAAGAAACACCGCCAAGACTAATGAACGAACAAGAACAGAATTTCTTATTGGAGCAAGCTGAAAGAACCAATGGTCAACTAGCCATGGTTGGGTTCGTTGCTGCACTAGGAGCATACGTCACTACTGGACAAATCATTCCAGGTATTTTTTAAACCTTTTATAAATGACTACAGCCACATTAACCAAACCATTTGACAACTGGCAGCGTTTTTGTGACTGGACAACGAGCACTGACAACCGACTTTATGTTGGTTGGTTTGGTGTTCTTATGATCCCTGCACTATTAACCGCTGCAACAGCATTTATCATAGCTTTCATAGCTGCACCACCAGTTGATATAGATGGTATCCGCGAACCTGTCGCTGGCTCACTACTCTATGGAAACAACATCATATCGGGAGCGATTGTCCCGTCATCTAACGCAATCGGTCTTCACTTCTACCCAATCTGGGAAGCTGCAACCCTCGACGAGTGGTTGTATAACGGTGGACCATATCAACTCGTTGTGTTCCACTTTCTCATTGGTATCTCAGCTTACTTGGGACGACAATGGGAACTTAGTTATCGACTAGGAATGCGACCATGGATTTGCGTAGCTTATTCAGCACCAGTTGCTGCAGCCTTCTCGGTATTCTTGGTATACCCATTCGGTCAGGGGAGTTTCTCTGATGGTATGCCTCTTGGTATTAGCGGCACTTTTAATTTCATGTTCGTTTTTCAAGCAGAACATAATATTCTTATGCATCCATTCCACATGCTTGGCGTTGCTGGGGTGTTCGGTGGAGCATTATTCGCTGCTATGCATGGAAGTCTCGTTACTTCCTCACTTATTAGGGAGACAACTGGTCTCACCTCACAAAACTATGGCTATAAATTCGGTCAAGAAGAGGAGACGTATAACATTGTTGCGGCTCATGGCTACTTTGGACGACTTATCTTCCAATATGCCAGCTTTAACAATAGTCGTAGCCTACATTTTTTCCTTGCTACTTGGCCCGTCGTTTGCATATGGCTTACCAGTATGGGAATCTCCACTATGGCTTTTAATCTCAACGGCTTTAACTTCAACCAATCAGTCGTCGATGCCAGTGGAAGAACAGTGCCTACCTGGGCTGATGTCTTGAATAGAGCTGACCTTGGTATGGAAGTAATGCACGAAAGAAACGCACATAATTTCCCACTCGACTTAGCGGCTAAAGAGGTCGCACCAATAGCCTAACGATACGTCCGTTCATCCCTATGGGACGCATGACGACCTAAGCATGGAACGGGGCTTAGGTACTTGAGGATTATTCCTATGACTATCAAAGTTACTTACAAGTATCGTGGCGTTACTTACACAAAATCAAAAACTATTTAATTAAATGAAAACAATTGCACTTGCTCTCGCAGCCACCTCATTAGCGTCTGCACCTGCATTCGCTGGAGCTTATATAAACGCTGAAGTTAATGATGGTTACACAGGAACTGACTATTCAGGTAGAACTGTTGACTTACATGTTGGTTATGAAGGTTCAGTTTCTAAACTTGATTACTATGTACAAGGCGGTCCAGCTTTAACAGCTGTTGCCGATGTAGATGGTACAGAAACAGAGCTATCAGGAAAGCTTGGAGGTACATTTAATGTAACTGAAAAGCTTGGTGTTTATGGTGAAGTCTCTACCATTACTAATGGTGATGAAGACCGTAACTATGGAACAAAACTTGGAGCTAAGTTCACATTCTAATGTCACATCAAAACTCT